TTGGATATGTATATAATAGTAATTATTTTAGAGATGTTATGTATAAAAAATTCACAGGTGAAACTGGAAAAATAAATTGTGATTATGTTATTGACTTAGATAATAATAAAAAGTTATATATTGAAATAGCTGGTGTTATTTACAATGATAAAAACGATAATTGGAGAACTTGCTATTACAGTTCTAAAAAGCATAGAGAATATCAAAAGAATTTAATAAGAAAAGAAAACCTCTTAATTGAGAGTAACTGTAATTATTTGTTCCTGTTCCCCTGCGACATGGTAAGTGGCGATTTTAAAAATATATTAATTAACAAGATAAATTATATTAAGACAAGGGTGGCGTAATGCTACTCTTTCTTTAATAAAGAAGGAAGTGATGAAAATTGGCAGAACGAAGTAAACGAATAAATATTTATGATGAAGGAAAAATGAAAAATATTAATCCTGAAACATTAAAATTATTTCAGAAATATCAGATTGATATGTCCATAAGGGATTTATCTGAAAATACAATAAATGCGTATAATTCAGATTTAAAACAGTGGTTCATTTTTATGCATGATGAGCAATTTAACTTATCTGTATTAGAAGCTACAGAGGATGATATTACCGAATATTATTATTGGAGAAAACAACAGGGAAACAATGTTAATAGGCAAAAACGTGTCATGGCTTCTGTATCTGCTTTTTATAAATTCCTTCGCAAAAAGAAACTTATAAAGGAGTCTCCTGTAGAGTTTATTGACAGACCAAAAGCAGGGCAACCAATTGCAATACAAACGTATCTTACAAAAGAACAAGTACAATTAATGCGTGAAAAACTTGAAGAATATGGAGATATTCAATTACAAGCATACGCATTCTTATCTCTCACCACTATGGCCAGAGTTCATGCAATAGCAAATTTAAAATGGGATCAAGTTAATTTAGAAGAACGCATCTGTTCTAATGTTCTTGAAAAGGAAGGTAAAATCGTTGAACTTTCTTTTAGCGTAGAGACAAAAGAGTATCTTGAAAATTTGATTGCATATCGTAAAGAAAATAATATTAATGACTACGGCTGGATATTTATAACTCCATTCGTAAAAGAAGATAAATCAATCTTGGATAGCACATTAAATGATTGGTGTAAAAAGATTGGTAATATGATTGGAATCCCTACATTGCATCCTCACGACTTCCGTCACAGTTACGCAACATTACTCAAAAACGAGGGCGTGAGTCTTGAAGACGTTTCTACAATGTTGAATCACGCAGGGACTGATGTGACAAAGAAGTTTTATATAAAGGTTGACACATCTAAAGTTAGACAATTAAAAGATAGTATTAATATTTAAGGAGAGAACCAACCACTCTCCCACTTTGGCTCCATGGTCTAATGGAAATGACCTCTGCCTTTCACGTAGAGAATCCTGGGTTCGAGTCCCGGTGGAGTCATGAAAATCTAATTTCAAATGTTACAAAATTTTATGAAAGGAGGAAAATAAATAAATGATAACAGTACAAAAATACGGTGACAGTTATAATCGACAAGTCTTAGAAATAGATGGTAAATCCACCGATACAAAACCAACAGATAAAATTGAAAATGCATATGTATTGAACGGATCTATCTTCCATGAAGTAGACAGTGGAATTGACTATATATTTGATGAGGAAAGTAAATTATGGAATGTCAAAACATCATCTGGTGGAGGTAGTGGAATGGATGGTAAAAGTGCATATGAACTTGCGGTTGAAGAAGGTTATGTTGGCACGACAACCGAGTGGTTAGCGTCTCTTAAGGGAGCGAAGGGTGATACTGGGGCTGCCGGAACCCATGGTGCAGATGGAGCGAGTGTAACAGCCATTAGTTTTATTGAAACGGAAGGTGCTATTACGGGGGGAACTGCGACTATGAGTGATGGTTCTACTATTCCAATTACAGTTACAACTGCATAGGTGAAATTGATAAAGAGTCGAGATAATAATATTCGGCTCTTTTAATATGCTCTTATAGCGAAATTGGTATCGCAACTGCCTTGTAAGCAGTGGATTTTCGGTTCAAGTCCGAATGAGAGCTTTAAATTAAAGAAAGGATGGTGGCATTATTGCCAAAAACAACTAAAAAAATAATCCCCAAAAAGAAGTGTCCTCTATGTGGCAAAGAAAAATCAACTGCCACCGGCTTTTATAAAACGGCGAGTCCATTATATCCAGATGGTACTGTCCCCATTTGCATATCTTGTGTAAAAAATGATGTCGTTAATGAAGATGGAACGGTAAATATAAAGAAGCTTAAGACTATGTGTCAGAGACTGGATAAACCGTTTTATACAGATGATTTGAATTCGGCGTATGAACAAACTAAAACTGAACATGGATTTACACCAGACGAAGAAATCGCAAAAATGGGGAATCAAATAGTCGGCTTCTACTTTAAAAATATCAACTCTCTTAGGCAGACAAAAAATAAAAGTTATGCCGATTCTGAAAAGGATGGTTTTATTCATCAAAATTCTAATACCACAAAAGCTGATAAGGTTGAAATATTAAATCAATATGATGACAGTAGGAAACAAGAAAGAAATCATAATCGAGAACGAAAACAAGAAGATGTGATATATGTTTCAGATGAAGATTTTGAAGTCACGAATGAGATGATAACTCTTTTCGGAGATGGTTACTCTCCTACCTTATATAAAAAGATGCAGGATAAGTATGATAAGTTAAAAATAAATTATACTCTACAGACAAACATACACCAAGAAGCACTTGCTACATATGTGAGATTTAAAGTTCAGGAAGAATTAGCTACCGCAAAAGGGGATGTAACAGAAGCAAAAAAATGGTATGATGCGGCACAATCATCTGCTCAGGACGCGAAATTAACACCAAAGCAGTTAACTAAGGCGGATTTAGATGGTGGTGTTACAAGTATGTCTGAGTTAACAAAAGCACTTGAACAAGCCGTAGATGTTATAAAAATATTACCTAGATTTAAGTATAGACCTAATGATGCAGTTGATTTTAATATATGGTGCTATGTCGATTATGAAAGGCGCTTAAATGATAAGCCAGACGTTCCATATGAAGATGTATATAAATTTTATGATGAAAAGAAACGTCAATATATTAAACAAAATGGAGATCCTTATGGAATCTTTGATAATGACCCAACTGAAAAAAATCGAGATACTGTAAAAACATTCATAAAACTCCCAGAAGATTATGATGATTTGGGTGGTGAAGATAATGATAACTAATGAGAATATTGTTATTTTAGAAGAAAATGAAAAAAAAAGGATTCTTTCATTGCAAGATGAAAGTATTTTTGGTAAAAATATATGGAATTATTATCAGTTTATTAGTTGGGCGAAATGGTTTCCAGATTTATACGTAGAATTATTTAAGGGAAACGATAGTAATAGACAATTACATTTTGATCAAAGAACCTTTATGAGAGCGGATATGCGGTTTATGAGTATGTACGGAACATTCTCCAGAGGTTATGCTAAAACGTATAATGAGGTGTTGGACGATATGATTGCGGGGACACTTTTCCCCAATATTACAATGTCTGTTACCGCTCAGACGAGAGAAAATAGTGCAGCTCTTATGGAAGATAAATATAATGAAATCATAACCGACTTTCCATTATTTGAAAACGAAATAGAAAAGATTAGGTTTTCAAAAAATGACGCACTTATTCAGTTTAAGGGTGGAGCAAAAATAACGAATTTGGCCAACGCTCAAACGAGTAAGGGTCGTAGGCGAAATAGAATAAAAATAGAAGAATCTGCATTATTAAACAATAGTCTTTATGAGGATGCACTTGCTCCAATTGTAGAAGTTGGGAGAACAACATGTGGAGGATTGGCAATAATTGACCCGGAAGAACTGAATCAGCAGATCCATTTTTTTACAACCAGTGGATATCGTGGTACTGATGAATATAATCGTAGTGTGCGTATGACACAGGGGATGATTAATTGTAATGGAGAAATTGTTTTAGGTTCTGACTGGATGCTTCCTTGCTATTACGGAAGAGGTTCTACCAAGGTTCAAATATTAGAGAAAAAGAAAAATACAAATCCTATATTTTTCGCACAAAACTATGAACAAAAATGGGTTGGTTGTTCAGATGGGGCGTTGGTTGATATAAATAAACTTATGGCTACTAGAATATTAGAAAGACCTATTCTGGAAATAGAAAATGAAAAAGATGAATTTTATATTGGTGTGGACGTTGCGCGTTCTGAAAATACAAATAATAACCAATCTGCAATATGTGTAGTAAAAGTTATAAGAAACCCAAATACAAAAAGAATTATAGATTTACAAATCGTAAATGTTCAAGGAGTTTCAAATAAAATAAACTTCACAGAGCAGGCTTGCATAATTAAAAAAATGAAAAAGTCCTATAATGCTAATATAGTAATAGTAGATGGTAACGGACTTGGTACGGGGCTTGTCGATGAGTTATTAAAAGACTCATATGATAAAATCACGGGTGAATATTTAGGATGCTTTGATACTATAAATACAGATAATGTTCCTCAATCAGATAGAGCGGAACCGTGTTTATTTGATATAAAGGCGCAAAGTTATCAAACAAAAATTACATCATATTTTATTAACTCTGTAGATAGCGGTTTATTACATATGTTAGTAAGAAGAGAGGAGCAGGATTTTACTGATAAAGAAAGAGAGTTCTACGAAAAGAATGTACTTCCGTTTATGAATACGGAACTATTATTTTTTGAAATTGCAAATCTTAAATTAAAGGTTATGTCTGGAAGTAACCTATCTGTTGAGAAAGTAGTTCGTAAGATAGACAAAGATAAATATTCTGCATTATCTTATTGTATTTTTTATATTATGGAATTCTGTAACAATGACAATGAAGAAAAGGCCGACTACTCTTCTGCCCCCATATGTTCAAGTTCAATAGAATTTTAGGAAAGGATGGTGAAAATGTGCCAGGTAATTTAACAGAAAACAAAAAAACATCTCAATCTTCAATAGAAGATTATGAAGTAATTATTCGCTCCACAGCAGACGATGGAGAAGAAATAATCACATCTTCTGATGCAATAACTGATAAGTGGCTTGCAAGTGCCATAGCTTCCTATGATGCGTCTAATCAGAAATATTCAACATATTTAAAAGATGGCAGTTCATCATCTGATGAATTAACGCCGGAATATATTGATGAATTGGCTGACGGAACACAGAGTGATTTGAAGAAAATACAAATAATTAATTCAATTGTACGTAAAGAAATAAACAAAGATGGGATTATTGGAAAGACACATGAATGTATAACTTCTAATATAAATACAAAAGCAAAAGTATCATACACTACTGAGGTTAGTGGAAGAAATAAAAATAAGCAGCTAGAGAATGTGAAAGGTTTTATAAATGATTTCAATAAATCCATAAATCTAAAAAGATTCATTCGTAATGCAATACCCACTGCATTTGACGAAGGTACTTATATTTGCTACTTACGACATGAAAACAATAAATATAAGATTGATTATTATCCATTGGGTGTATGTGAAATATCTGATTATGATGTTAATGGAGATCCTGTTGTGTTGTTTAATGTAAATGAATTACGTAGTCGATTGCAAAAGACATATAAAAAAACCAAGAAAAATAAACCACTTTTCTTTAAAACAATTGAAGAAGAGGTAAAAGAAAACTACCCATCTGAAATATATGAGGCTTTTGTAGCAAAAGAACAATATGCTAAACTTGATATAAAATATACGGGTGTTATTAGAATAAATAATATGAATCGGAAATATGGACTTACTCCTATATTCCGTACATTTAAAGATCTCGTTATGTTGGATACATTCGACAATGCAGATAGAATTAACAGTAAAGCTAAAGCAAAAAAAATAATTCATCAGGTAATGCGCAAAGAGACCATGGGTAAAGAGTATACTAAAAAGGGTCTTGAGGAAATGAGCTACGCTCATCAAAATTTTATGGCAGCATGGAAACAACCCACCGTAGTAGTTACAACACCCCCAACTGTAGAATCCATTGAATACGTAGAACCTACTATAGAATTGACAGATACTAATACTGTTAATAATTATCGTTCACGTGTATTAGCAGCATTAGGAATTGGATTTCTAATGGATTCCGGAAGTCAATCTGTGAGCACGGCTTCTATTTCTGTTAATCAACTATTAAGAACCATAAACATGATATCTGAACAGATAGAAGATATTCTTGAAAAATGGTACTTGCAAGTATTAGCAGACAATGGTTTATCTGTCGAATTCTGTCCTGAAATTGAAGTTATAGATAGTGAAGCATTGGATTTTGAAATGAGAAAAGATCTCGCGTCTACCCTATATACTATTTTTAATGGCTCTATGAATACAAGTCTTGATTTACTTGGACTTGACGTTAATGATGAAAAAGCAAAACGAATTAAAGAGAATGACGAAGGGTTTGAGGAAATATTCAAGTGTAGACAGACGGCCTACACTTCGAGTGGTCAAGGACAAATTGTAGATACACCAGAAGATAAAAAAAATGGCAGACCGGCAGATAGTAATAATCAAGCGAAACAAAAATACGATAAGACCAGACAGGAGACATTATGAGAAAAATAGAATTTGAATGCCCCTGTTGTAAAAAAGTTCAAATCATCCTTTTCGATGAGGACACTGGTAAAATAACCGGTGTCCTTTTTAATGATAAGGATTCTAATAAAATATCGGATTCTAAATTAATGGAATCATATAATATTTGCTTAGGAGAAAGTGAGGTGAATAATGGATAATATAATTTTATATAGTTCTGACGTATATTTAAGTGAAGATAATTCAAATCCAGACTCCTACATTGCAAAATTTGTTATATGTGACTTTGGAAGAAATAAAAATGGAGTAGCTTTAGATAGAAAAAACATAGAGACATGGATGTCTACGCTTAAGAACAAACCATTAGTTGGGAAAATAAAAATGCGATATGACGGTGAATATGATTTTACTGGTCATAACGTAAAAGAAATTGAAAAAGTTGATGAAAATGGAAATAAGTATCGTGAGGTAGAGTTTGACACAGAAGCCTTCGGTACTTTTTTTGATGTATCAATTGAAAAAATTAATGAAAAAGAGTTTATAGTTGCATCTTGCGAAATTTGGAAAAGATTTTCACAAGCATGTGAAATTATTGTAAAAAGGATTCAAGAAGGATCGTTGTCTACAAGTTGGGAAATCTCAGTAGAAAAAAGTACACAGGGAATTATCGATGGACTAATGACAAAAATTATTCAGGTTGGTAGATTTATGGGTCATTGTCTATTAGGGAAAAACATATCTCCGGCATACGATTCAAGTGGTTTATTAGAAATTGCATCAACTGAATATGATGTAGAATTCGCCGAAGCCCTATCCCATGACATTATTAGTCATGGTTTAGATAGAGAAAATGAAGCAAAGGAGGATTTAAGTTTGAAAAAAAAAGATGCAACCCAAGTTGCAGAAGAAAATGTAGAAGAAACAGTTGTTGACACTCCTGTTGCTGAACAAGACAGCTCTTCTACAGAAGAAAATGTAAGTGAAGAAAATAATGAAACAGAAGTTTCTCAGCTTACTGAATATGATCTAAGAGAAAAAATAAGAGAAGCTTGTAAGGCAAAACTTGATAAGTGGTGTTGGATTGCGTTTCACTTTCCGGTAGAGAGGGAAGTTTGGTTGGAGGTTGATGCTAGAGAATCTCAACTTGATTATGTACGCATGACTTATGAAGTAAATGGTGATGAAATCACGGTTTCAGAGCCAGAAAATGTAAAACTTAGTGTAAGCATTTCAGAAGTAAACACTAAGATTGCTGAGTTAGAATCTGAAATTTCAACAAAGGATGAAGCTATTATTAAATCTGGCGAAGAGATTACAAATCTCAAGACAGAAATTAGCACTCTCACACCGTTTAAAGAAAAATTTGAGCAGGCGGAACAAGAAAAAATTGAAGCTGAATTGAAAGATAAGAAGAAGTCACTTGTTTCTTCTATCACAAAATCTGGACTTATTACCAAAGAGGAAATTGAAAGCTCTGAGGAATTAAATGGATATGTAGAAAATTTAGATGATAAGTCATTGAAGGCTGTACTCGCAGAAAGATACATCGCATCTTTGGATAAGGATGTTGAGGTTTCAGCAGAAGAGCCGACCAAAGAAACAGAAACGGCATCTACTAATCTTAATAATTTAGAAGATGAAAAGGTTGATGTCAAATCTATTATGAAAAGTTATTTTTCTAAATAATTAAGGAGGATTTTTAAATGTTAAGAGAATTACAGACAAATACTGGAAAAGTATATGATGCAATGAATACTGCTGCTGTTGATATGGTAGTTGGCATGGGTGTTGTAAAAGATTACACAAAAGATAATGAAGTTAAGTTTCCGGAAGCAGCTACTGACAAAGGTATTTTCTTTGCTACAAAAGAAAAAAGAGCTGAGGGAGTTTATGCTGGACTTGGTGAGATGTCTGATTATGAAAACATCTTTATGGAAATTAAAGCTGGTGAAGGTGTTAAACTTGTGCCGCCTGTAAAATCTGAGAGATATGCTACAGATCAGTTTAAATCTGATGGTGCGGTAAAGGGCGATTATCTTGTTGTTGGCACAGATGGGAAATTCGCAAAATCCCTCGAAGCTGAAGCTACAAGATTTGTATATCGTGGAACTAAGGATATTGACTTGCACACACTTCATGTTGTTGAGGTAATTGACTAATTTAAAAACAATAGTGTACATATTGACGACTCAATGTAAGTCGTTATTTTTATGTCCAAAAATAATGATGGAGGAAATAAAATGTTAAAAACAGAAATTGCTGAATTAATGAATAAAGACGGTCAGATGTTTGATATCGCTCAGAAGATAACATATAACAGGGATCTGTCCGCAGGAGAAAAGGAAGTATCCGGGATTTGCGATGCATGGGTAAAAGAAATTGCGTCTAATGGAAATGATAAGGATTGCGAAATCGCATCTTTTATTAAAAGAACAGTAACCGAGGAAGTATATGATGCTCCTGATGAGTTGCTTGATAGAATTTTTGATAGAGGTACTGTTGGTGAATTTGACGATTATATGGTAGATAAGACACCAAAGAACACACTTGAAGCTCATGACGCTGTAATCGGCGGTAACGTAGACAAGTCCTATATTGATTTTGAATCCCTGAAACCGACATGGAAGCATGCACAGGTAGAATTTGAACTTCCTTATATTGAGATGAGAAGAGGTGGATTCAAGTCTGTTGCTTTGCTTACAAACTATGCTGTTGAAGCACTGAGAAACAAACAGTTCTACGATGTGTTTACGTCTGTTGATAATGCAATCACAGGTGGTGAGCAGGCTATCGCTGAAACAACTGGTGCTCCTACTCTTACGACATGGGATGCATTCAGTCTGTATCTGTTAGATAGAGATTCTGCGCCGGTTGCGGTAACTCTTTCTAAATATGCTCAGGCACTTGGTAGAATGGATGGACATACACAGTATCTCTCAGATGCTATGCGTGACAATTTTAACCGGTATGGACTTGTAAACTTCACCGATGGCATTAACATTGCTTCTATTTCTGGTGCTAAGAAACTTGCAAATGGCGAGAAACTTTTACCTGAAAAGAAAGTCTTCGGAATCGCTGGTAAAATCGGAACTCTTGATCAGAAGGGCGATATCAGAGTCTACGAGACAATGGACAATAACGAAGAGAAGGTTAATGTAAAACTGACTGGTTTCGAGTATGGATATTGCATCACTGATATTGAAAAACTCGCTAAGATTACAATGGCAAAATAATTAATGGAGAGGACACACATCTCCTATTTGAAAAGGATGATTTGAATGGCAATAAAAGATATGAAGACGATCAACTTACTTAATTATAATGAGAATATCGTTGTTGTATCTACAAAACACGACAGCTATGCTATTGAGCCGGCTACCAACAGTGAAGACCCTACTATTCTTCCACTCACATTGGATGAAATTTTATATGTGAATGGGAATTCTGCGGCTTTTAAATCTGGAATATTGAGATTTCCAGAAGATATAGAACAGGAAATGTATGAGGATTATTTGAGAATACCTAATTGGAAAAACTTATTAACTCCAAAGGATATGGAAGAAATAATTCTTCATCCAACAATGGATGGACTCACAAAGCTGATAAATGTTAAAGATGTTGGTACATTCGATAGGATTCGTGGTGTTTTTACAAGATTAAAAAATACAACGGACAATGATATTTCTCTACGCGTTGAGAACATCATAAAAGCAAGGGGCGATGAGCTTAGGCGCGGTATCAGAAATACGCAGATTATAATTAAGGCAAAAGATACAGTTGCATCTGTATCTACAGAAGAAGTCGACACATTAAAAGAGCAAAACGCTGCAATGCAAGAACAAATGGCTCAGATGCAGAAAATGATGTCCGATATGATGGCTATGCAGCAAAGCAAACCGAAAGAGAGTAAAGACACACAGGTTGTTGGCGAAACTACTCCCGTCAAGAAGAAACCCGGAAGACCACCCAAAAAGACTCAATAGAAGGGGGTGATAGAAAATGGCTGAGACAGAAGCTACAGAGTTTGATTCTTTAATGAATAAGTTCTATGACAGAATCGAAAAAGATGAGAAGTTTTTTAACTATTATAATGTTGATGTAGATGATGCTGTTTCTATCGCACATCAAAGAGCTAAGAATTATCTAATGGAATCTCTGGATGAGTTATCTTTAGTTGGAGGACTTGAGGTAGACTTCTCTGATTATGATGAAAAGACTGAGATAATTAATTTTGATTTATATCGTAGAGAAGTAAAACTCATTGTTGAAATGATGTTTCTTGCTTATATGAAACGAGACGAGTCACTTCTTCATGCAATGGAGATTAACTTTACACCATCTGATTTGTCGGTATTCTCTCCTGCAAATGAAAGAACGAGTTATAGAAACTTTATTAAAGAGTTACAGGATGAAGTAGATATTGAGATTGATAATTACAAGTCTCGTGACAGAAAAACAAATGAGTTAAAACAGGTGATTAACTACTCTCTCTATGGGGAGGAATAGGCTTATGGATATTGATTATTATATGAAGATTCAGAATGCCTATGGCACGAAAAGTAAGCGTGAGAAAGACCTTGTAAAAGTAAATCAAAATATGGCAAAACATTTTGAAGACACGTTTGATACCGAAGATGTTATGATAAACGGTTCTCCGAAAAAACTTATGATTATCAAAGATACTGATGGAAACGTATTTAAGAAAAAGATTAAATCTTGTCATGATGATAAGTTTAATTTAGGTGATTATGTAATTTGGAATAATCAGCATTGGTTAATAATGGCGATAGATCCAGATGGTAAAACGTGGAATCGTGGATATATGTATTTATGTTCGCTTCCTTTAAGATGGCAGAATTTTGAGGGTAAAATTATTGAGAGATGGGCGTATTCTGAGGATTTTACAAAATATTCTTCTGGTGTTGTTGGAAATGATAAAATGCAAGTCGGGGATAATCAATATGGTCTTACGATTCCGATAGACAGTGAAACAGTAAAACTTAAAAGAGATATACGTTTCCCCATTGATTGTGAAGGTGTGGAGATACCCGATTTTTATAAATTATCAAATAGGAAATCAAATTTAAGTAATTATGAATATTTTGGACGTGGGGGTATTATGACGTTGACTGCTTCTTATGCTGAATTTAATCCAGAAAAAGACAAAAAAGTTACTCTTGATGATGGAAGTAATGTATGGATCGCAGATTATCACTCTCCTGCTGATCCACCTACTCCTATCCCACCTGATGAAACTACAGATTTATCGGTTGTAATAACTGGAAACAGGGGGCTGAAATTTGGGTTTCTGAGAACATATACTGTTAAGTTTACGGACAAGGACGGAAATGAGGTCACAGATTGTGATTTCGAATGGAAAGTTATAAGTGATTTTCCTGTGGAGCAAGTTGAAAATGGTAATGAAATAAAGTTAAAAGTAAATGACGAGAATCGTATTGATGAGTCTTTTGTGTTACAGGTAATTGTAAATGACAAAGTTCTTTCATCACTTACCGTTACTGTCATTTCTATATTTTAGGGGGTGGTTGATTGGCGAATAGCTCTATTGTAGGAGATATAAAAACAAAAGTAATTTCTGAGATTATTCAAGACGAAGATTTATTCCGTGCAATAAACAGTCCAACCATCTCTAGTTTTGAAGCTTCTGATAAATTAGTAAATACTCATATATTTAGGTTTGATCAGAATCCCGATGTAGTAGAAAAGACGATTACATTTATTACACTCCAAGTTCACATTCCACGGTCATATAGCGATAACACTTTTGTGAAGGCACAACTAGAAATATTTATAATATCTCATGTGGATTGTATGAAAGTAAATAACATACCAAAAATAATTGATAATAGAAATGATTATATATCACGTTTATTAGACAATAAGTTTAATGGCCGTACATATTTAGGAACTGAAGATGATCCAAATAAACTTCAATTATATGGTTCTTTGGATTTAGTAAGGAACACGGAAGGTGCATATCGTAAGTATTATTTATACCGTCAAATGGTATTTGAAACAAAGGATGTCAATGACTCGCTTTGTGATGGTGGTAAATATGGCGGGTAATGATGATTTAAAGGTTTATCGTGGTGAGGATTATGTTATAAATGATAGTGTGAAGATTCATCAATGTACGCTCGGTGAAATTTGTGATTTTGGGGAACAAAGGTACTTCTCCTTAATATATACTCTTACATCTACTCCAACAGATATGAAATACATATTATTTCTCAATGATATTGACTGGAATGAGATTAGTGATTTTGAATTATTTATGATGCAATATACATCATTAGATATGGAAGATACTCAGATATTATTTGGCGATTTAGATTTTAGTAAATATAAAATATATTTAAATCAAGAAAATGAAGAACCGTGTATATATAATCCGGAAACAGATAGTGTAATAGACAAATCTGTGTATGAACTTATTGTATCATACTTAAGAAAATCACATTGTCTTAAAAAAAATGTTGAACGTGCAATGACCGAAACAACCAAAGAGGTTCTTATTGAAGAAGCTAAAGAGCAGTATGAAGAGAATTTAAATAAAAAATATAAATCAATGTTAATCCCGTCTATATCTACAATGATAAATATGGACGGTTTTAATTATACCCACGAAACAATATGGGATATAAAAATAAATGCTTTCATGGATTCTGTTAACAAGATACAGAAAATAAAGAAAGCAAATTTACTACTACAAAGCGGTTATTCCGGCTTTGGGGTAGACTTGAACAAGGTTAATAAAAAAGACCTAAATTATTTTAGTGGATCTGATGATTAAACATCAGGTCTTTTTTAATGTGAAAGGAGAAATAAAAATATGGCTTTTGATTTGAACAATTTTTTAATTGATCGCATACGCAGAGGTACGATGTTTAGTGACACTACAGGGGAGGCTTTATGGTCTATCACACAGATGAAAGATGCATCACTAAATATGTCATCTGAAACCGCAGATGTTACTGATGCTATCGGTAATGTTATTACACAGTTTGACCGTTCAAAAAATGCGGAACTATCAGGTACTAACGCATTATGGGATCTAGGATTAAGTGCAGCTCAGTTTGGTTCTCAGAAGAGACTTGCAACATCCGAGTCTAAAATTACAGTTCCAGCATATGAGCAACTTGCTATTTCAGGTGGAAAGGTAGTTTTGAAAAATGTGCCTGTTGGAACTACTGGTGCTGAAATCAAATACATTTATGTTTTAAATAATGATAGTACATTAGGCACAAAATATGTGATTGGATCAACTGCTTCAGAAACTGAGTTCTCACTTGATGCTGCAACAAAGACGATTACTACCCCTACAGGATTAACAGGTAATGTTGCGGTATTTTATAACTACGCTGCTACAAATGCTGTAATGCTACAGAATAATGCAGTTGATTTCCCTAAAGCCGGTAGGTTTGTACTTGAAGTAATTGGTAAAGATACCTGTGATAAAACCGCTACATATGTTGCTCAGATTGTATTCCCCAACGCAAAACTTAAAACGGATGTTGATCTCAGTTTTACATCTGATGGGGGACATCCTTTCTCTATGCAGATGATGCAGGACTACTGTGATTTAGAGAAGAGACTGTTCAATATTTATATTGCTCAGTAAGTAATAGGGGTGATAATTTCACCCCTTAAACAAAGGAGTTTTAATTATGGAAAATACACTAAACGCAGAATGTGTTATTTGTGGTTCAAAATATCATTGCTGCTTGTCATGCAAGGAACAAAAGGCTTTCAGACCTTGGAGAACCGTCACAGATTCTATAGAGCATTATAAATTATTTCTTATACTTAGTGATTATAACAATAAGAAAATAACTAAAACTGAAGCAAAAGAACAACTTGGTAAAATCAATTACGTTCTTAACGAATTAAAGGATAATATCCAAAAAACAGTCCTTGAAATTACCGAGAAAAAGGAAGTTCAAATCAAGAAGAAAACTTCAGAGAAATAAAATTATGAATAGTATTAAAATATATCAAGTAATTGAGTAGGGTATATGACTGTGACTATTCATAGTTATATACCCTATTTTTTACGCAATGGGTGGTGATTTATATATTAAGTATAAGCGAGTCAACGGGGATACACTATGACCCGGAAAGTTCAGTCTATTTTAAGAATGCAAAGCAGAGTGCAAGCTATGTTCTATGGGGTGCAAAACTATTAGATGTATTCCCTACAAGCGACAAAGTATTTGTGTTTGT